TTGACCGAAGTAGTTGCGTTGGGCCATGATAAACTTCATAGAGGTTGACTTTTCATGAATGAAATCATACTGAGAAAGGGCAGCCTGTACAGCGGGGCAGGGAATACCTGCAGCGACGCAGTACATCACCATGACTCGCGCGTTTTCAGCCGTCTGTTCGATGATGGTGCGGTAATCCTCACCAATCATAGGGCACTCGATGATAGTACCCGAAGACCACGCCTGCTTGACACTCTCGTTAGACACGTGTCGTGTCTCCATGAGATCGTAGCCCTCGAGTAGGGATGTGGCGAAAACAAAACGCAACGCATCCACTGCAACTCCAAAGTCGATCGCACAGTTTTTATGATTGGCTGTATTAACCGCCTTAACCGTACGACTCGTGAAACGTGTATTCACCGCCGAGTTAATCGTGGGAGTGGGGATATGATATTCCATGCCAATCTCCGAACACCATAGACCCGTGTTATTCATGTGTCCGATGTCAGCAATCTTGTTGAAATCGTATTCATGAAGTACATCCATCGCCGACTTGGTGAGGTAGCCATAAATATCAGTGTTTTCAATTCGCTTGAGCACCTGCCCCATGTAGTACCCATCCTGGTTACAGAATGCGTACACGTCAGCGATACCCTGTAGCATCCCATACTCTACGCCATTGTGTATCATTTTGGTAAAGTGACCAACACCGTAGTCTTCACCCATATAGGCGTAACTCTTAGCGAAAGACTTGAAGAGATCTTCGTGTTCCTCAAATGTCTTCAAAGGTCCACCAATCATGAGCGCGGGGCCTAGTCGGGCACCCTCTGCGCCACCGGAGAGACCGGTACCGAGGTACCCGATTCCCTTGGATTGACAGAACGCACCCCGATTCCTCGAGGTTCGATAAAATTCGTTCGAACAATCCACGATAGTGTCACCCTTGGTCATCACCGAGCTCAGTTTCTTCACCATAGCATCCGTCGTCTCCCCATGTGGGAGAGCTGTGATGATCGTGCGAGGCTCCTTCATATCAGAGACCATCTCTTCAACATTTTCGTACCCCTTCACGTGAGAAGACTTCTTGACAATCGCCTTGACCTTTTCGGGTGAACGATTGCACACGTTGAGTTCGTGGGACTTCTGGATGTTTAGGGCGAGGTTACCGCCGATGGAACCGAGACCGATGAGACCGAGAGACATTATACATCTTGTATGTTCCACCCTTTTATACTGATTTCACTCTCTTCACACCATGGGTAAATCTCATCACCTACAAAGTTTAGTGCATCTGTACCCGCCTCAATACATTGGTCACATATACCCTTATTGTCGTCGATGATAAGACCTATATTGAGCGCTCGACAGATATCAGACTTTTTCACCTCGTGGGGAGTAAAACTATTTGTGAGAATGACATCATCAAAAACACCCGGGAAGAAATGTTCAATCCATATTTCAGTAGGTTCTCTGACGATTTCTTGACGACCCGTAATGATATACATTTTATCAAAGATCATATTCAAGTTATTCATAGCGAGTTGGGAACCCTCGATGGGTTTCAGATTTCGAAAGTCTTCTGACATGTAAAAATCACGAAGTATTACCTGAGATTCTTCCTCTGTGCAACTAAAAACTTCTCTATAAAGGTAATTGTATTTTTTGTTTTCGGGTAATTTCACCCCTCTCCTTTTAGCCATAGGTTTTAATAAATGTACAAGGACTTCATCTACATCGATGGCGATTTTACTGTTCATTTGTTTACCTTACTATTACTCGTAATCTCTAACTACTACACCAATGGGAAATCTCGGTACACCCAAGGCGGTGAGGTTCTGAAAACGAACCGTCAGTCGTTTCCCGATGTACTTATCCTTCTCTTCGAGGAATTTTTTACGCGCTTCGAGGGTGCCTTCGGGTCTCGCAGAAAAGTGCTGTTCTCCCACTTTACACACCCAGATGGCGGTACCCTTTTCGCGCCCCGTACCCTCCTTGACATCAACAATCTCGTACTCTTCAGTCTGAAACGCCTTATGTTTGAGGAGGTAATTGCTTCGCTTCCCGATTTCATAGATGCTCGAAGCTTCTCGAATCATGACACCCTCATGACCCTGTCGCACAAACATATCGTGATACTTCTGAATACCATCTTTCGATTTCACGAGAAACGTATCGACCGTGACTCGCTCTTTCCGTTCTTCGAAAGTGAGGTTCGGTCGGTTTAGATCAAAGTAATCAAACACATGAAACTCGAGGGACTTGGGATTCATCTTAAACATACTCGTAATTTCCTCGAACGTCTTGTCGGGTGCATAACACTCACCATCAAGGTACTCACCATCCTGGAGACCGCGTGCGAGATGTTCGACACCCCTGACGGGTTTACCGGTTCGAGAAAAGCATCCCTTATTGGATACGAGAAGGCGTACACCGTCAATCTTGGGTTGAACATAGAAGGGTTCATTGATATACTTCCGACGATCCTCCCACTTGTTAGCCAACATAGGCAACACTTGTTCACACCTGATGTGCTCGTTGGTCCACATGGTTTGAGCTCTCTTGAGAGCCTTCTCGTAACCAGTCTTGACGTTGGTTCGTGACTCAGAAAACTTGTCACTCCCAACAATACCAGAGGTCTTCACGATGTCAGCAGTTCCATCCTTCAAGTCCTCAACTTTGATGTCAATGTAGCGATCGTGACCATATTTATCCTGTTTGATAAGGCGTTCCATTGTGTGTAAATAAATTCTCAACTTTAAATAGATGTCTGGAATTCCAGTTGTGAATTATGGCAGAATGGAACGACTTAGGCCACCAGAGAGTACACCCATACCCCTGAATTTGAATACATTTTGTATTGCTTTTCTAGTCGTGTGCCTATTGGCTCTGTACAAACGGTCAGTTACAATTAGTCAACGGCGTCAACAATCTTATATTTGAGACACTTGTCTGGTGAGAGGTACAAGTCCTTCTTCATGAGTTTCTTAAATCTTTTTTCGGGGATTCTCGTTTTCGTGAGATACATCTTCTTGAGCATCTTCATAAACTTTTCAGTGGACTTCATCTCCGTCTTCAAATCCTGGAAGTTACCCCAAAACTCGGTAGAAATCTGGTGAATCAGAACGTAAGCATTCCTCCCCATGCGACGCTCTGAGCCACCCAATAGGATGAATGTTGCGGCACTACAACATGACCCCTGTGCGATGGTAACGACGCGGACCCTCGAACGTTCGAGGACGTTCATGATATTGAGACCAGAAAATATGTCACCACCTTCACTCATGACATGAACACGGATCTGTGGTTCATAACCGACGAGCTCCGCCTTCTTTTTGAGGAGGTCAATCTCAAGCTTCTTGAACTTCTCGACAAACTCAAGGGTGTTTTCACGGTCGACACTCCCGTAGAAGAGAATCTCGTTCCCGATAACCTTGACGCACTCTTCATTTTCAGGTTCTTCTTCCGTCGTAGGCATTCTTGAGTGCTTTCTTTACTCTTGTCACGTCACTTGATTTTAAGCCATTTCCGACGGCGAGGTGATTGATGACATCAAAATCCTGTGGGGTAATTCCGTATTCGAGTAGTGGTTCCAAGTCTCCATTTTCTGCATACATCTTTAATAGTCCCATTTCCTCTATACTGAGACCCATTCTGGATTTTCTGCGAATGTCATCATATTTATATTTTCGCATCTTGTAATTTCCAAACTTTGTCCAACAACTTCCGGGCCTGATTTTATCTTTGTCAAGAGGCTCACCGAGTGCTGTTTTTGGTATCGTGAGTGCGTTCAATACAAAGTAAGGCATAAGATGCCAGTCACCACGTGTATACATGTGATTGTCGTACACGTCAGCGTCGGAAAATGCGTTGGTCGCTTTCTGTACATCAACACCCCTTGAATTTAGGTAATTTTCCTGAAAGACGTCCCACAAGTGACCATGTTCTGATACACGATCATAAATCCGAATTGGTCCCGGTTCCGTGAGAACTTCCGATATGAATTCCTTGGGTGTTTTAAAATCATCCATGTCATCGTATCCCTCGAGGTATGTGAAGAAGTTGCGGATGTTTCCCTGTGATCGTATGGCGGCGTTATCGACTTCGGGTCCACTTTTGTCCGTCAAAGTTTTTAAAATTTCGGGTTTATGTTTTGGAATGAACACTGTTTCAAAATTCGGATACATGCACATACTCGTCGTCGTCACCAAAAGAGACCCACGGGAGATTCTGTCACCATCAGCAACCTTCTCGATGATGGGTTTGAACACGGGGTCATAGTTTTCGATAAATACGTGCTTTGTCGATGGTTTTATGAATGGTAAAAAGAGTGATTTACTTTTCATATGTTCGGGTAGTAACTCCACGTGATTAAAAGCCTCGAGTGCTGCCTCGAGAATGTATGTTTTTCCCACACCTAAAGGACCACAGATGAACACATTTTTACGCTCACGAATATATCTACGAACGAGTTCAATTTGTTTCGTGTGTATTGTTGTAACAATAGGATCTTTTTTTTGCTCGATAACTTTAATGAAGGAATCCATTGATGATCTTACTAATCAGGCCATAGATTTGGTGCTTGAAAATGACGCACTTCATAAACGTATCGTAGAACCTTTAAAAAGGAAAATTGTACCATACGTTGCATGTAGTATCATGACCAATTTGGTCATGTTCATTCTTTTGGTGTACCTTGCTCGACGTCTGTCTCTTCTTCATCTTCCTCCTCTTCCTCTTCCTCGTACTCCTCCGGGTCTTTAGATAAAAACGTACCAACCTTTTCAAACACCGTGTCTTTTGTTATGGCGCGAATAGGTTCAATAGTTTTTGGTAACTTTAGAGCTGGAATGGGGCGCACATTCAGGATTTCGGGTTTTGTGAAGACACCATCGATTGGGTATTCTTTTTCAAAATCCATCAAAATCTTTTTGGGAATAGCTGGACATTGTTCCAGAAGGCTGTCGTACGTCGCCTTACACTCTTCGACAAATTTCAGACCTTCTTTTTTACGCTCTTCCCGCGGGAGAGCTAATTGTAGCCGGATATTTCTGGAAAGGCTCCCGTGACCCAGAGCTGATGTTCTATGATTTTCCATCAATTCATTCACCTTGAGGAACTGCATGATCGTCGCGATGAGTCCGGCGACAAGATTCAAGCCACCGATGATGGATGGTGCCGCCGGCTGTATACTCGCAGGTAAGGTTGTCTGAGCAAAGTTCGCAGTACCCGTGATGGTCGACAGTACAATGACGGGTAAATTAAAACGCAAACTCAATTTCTTGTACATCAAAAATGAACGATGATGCATGTACCGATAGCACGCAGCCGCCTCACCCCATTGACGTAAAACATTCTCGTGATATTCATTCCACATTTCATCCATATTAATTTCTTCTGACATCTTATAATAGATGAACATAATATTCATTATTCACCTCACATTTCTTTTGTGGATTTTGGTCACTCCGTTCATGAACGACCGTAGACAACTTGAATTCTATTCAATGGTGATCCCGTTCATCTTTTACCACTGGTCTGTGAATGACGATACGTGTGCTCTCACACAAGCCGAAATGTACGTGACGGGTCGTGACAAGGATGAAACGTTCATGGGTCGGGTCGTGGGTCCCATTTACAAGATGGAAGAAAATGATGTCAATCGTCTCACGAAGACTCTCTTTTTCATGTTATGGTCTTTTGTGCAGTACCGACTCGGTCATTTTGATTCTTTCGTCAAAGATCTGGACAAAGTGTTTAAAGGTAAAAAGTTATCCTAAAGTACAAGTGATATGAAACTACTCAGTGAGATTTCCAGGCTCGAGGCTATCAAAGAGGCGTATAAGCAGTCGTATATTTCTAATTTCGAATTCCTCGAAGAAAAATTGTCCCGGATCAACGTACAGATTGATAACACGACTTCGGGGCTCAAACGGGAAATTCTTAGTAAGCAGCGGGAACATTACCAAGCTGAAATTGAAAATCTCGACCAAACTATGGAGAAATCGATTGACGCATTAGACGTCAAAATTGATCAGCTCGAAAGGAAGCACAGGGAATTGGAGATTCAGGCAAAAAAGGAGATTGAATCGTTTGAATTTAATATCGAGAAGATCCGCGGGGCTCTCGAGCGGCGAAATGTTGGTGAAGTGTTCAATATACTCGAGAATGTCACGAACGCACTCATCATCTTGAAGAAAGATTTTTCTTGACTAATATAAATGAAGAACAAGACAAAGACTCAACTTTTGTGGTTTGTCATCGTCGTTCTTGGTGCGGTCGCGACTTACATGTGGTACAATCCTCAAATAGTTGAAGTACCCGTGGAAGTACCCGTGATGGTACCCCCACCAAGGCCTGTACGAACCCAGGAGCCGGAATTCAGGGGTCCTCCCATCAAGCAGTATAAGCCTGGACACATGCAGCAAATGGGTATATTAACAAGTGAAGAGGGTGAAACACTTCCCCTTTATGGGAAAGAGGTTCGTGGTCGTCGTGATCGGTATCATTACTACACGACGACTGGTGGTGAGAATTTGTACCCCATTCCAGTGAGCCATGATGGTCGTGATTGTATCGACGATATCGGATGTCAGGAATTATACGGAAACGAGTCAGTTTCGGTTACTGGTAAAACCGGGTCATTCAATGTGAAGATGTACCGGACGGATGATTTTTTTTAACAGAAGTGATTTTTTAGTGCGTTATATTCACTTTTTTGGAGTCCCGAGGTTTCAGAACATTTCGCCTTCAAGTTTAGTAATTCTTTTACCGTATCGTCATCGAGATTTTTGATAAAATCCCTCTTCGTCTCGATGTCGTCTAATTGATTATGTTCACGTTGTGCCTGTACATATGGCCAGGTATGTTTTCTCAGGGTGTCCAACTCTATTTCAAGTCGTATGATTCGTGGTAAGAGAACTTCTCGAACGAGTGATTCTAAGTCTGTCATATAAATGTTTCTACCCAAAACCCTAAGTATATTTCTCAGGTCTTAGTAAGTATGACACCAGAGAAGCGTGGGTTTGTAAAAAAGATTGCCCACGGTGTTCGCGACTTGATGGAGTATTTGAAACGTGATAAACAGATAGGTCTCAACCCACAGACAGACCTGGAAAAGTTTATAAAACGGCAAATTCTCATAAAAACAAAAGAAAGTTATGAATTTTCAGTTGGTAAATTTAGAATTGGTTTGGATGTATTACCTGAACAGCAAGTCACAGAATTACTTATATTCCTGGATAAAATCGGTGTAACGATCGACCGTGCGTTTACGATGGCATCTCCGAATCCACTTCTATTCTCAGAAAGTGATCAAAAATTCGTCAAATTGATTAACGATGGAGACATTAAAACATTTTATCATTTTCTCATCTATTAATAAATGCAATACAGGGACCTGAAGAACAAGGCTAAGAAATTAGGTCTCCGCGTCACAAAGACTATCGACGGAAAGCGTGTGAAACTTACTGCGAGAGAACTCCGTTCTAAGATTACCATGAACTTTGAGAATAGTGTGAAGAATGCCCAGAAGGTTATTCGCATTTGTCAAACCGTAGTTGCTCCCGTAGCGACACCCAGGCTTCAGGGCGCTCGTGTTCCACCCCCTCCTCCCCCACCCCCACCTAAGAAACCTGTGTTAAACAATAAGCGTGCCAAACTTATGGCTGAGCTCAAGGCGACTCTCGCGAAAAAAGGTCTCCGTCCATAATAAATGCCAGGTGTGAAACAACTTCAGGACGCGAAGAAAAAGTTGAAGAAGATGCCCAAACCCACAGGAAACACCCCCAAGATCCCTACTGCCACGTTGTTGCGTCTTATCGCCGCGGATCCTAAGATTAAACGGGATAAGGCGTTTGTGAAACGTGCTTTGGAACTCGCAAAATTAAATAAATGATAGATATAAGATGGCAGAGATTATCCTTATCGTATGCGCCATGTCATGCTGCTCGTCTTCTATGTCTGGAATCGGAGGGTTTTTTGGGGGGTTCATTCCAGGGACTGACCCACATTTCGTGAAAACAACAAAACTCGATAAGGTCAAGGTACATTTAGCTTCAATGCCAGACGGACTGGAAATGACCGAAGATGAAACATTTGAAACATGGGGATCTCCGGGATATTGTCAAGATTACAAAACATATTATGAACTTAAGGAAAAATACCAAAACCGTGGTTTAACTATGAGATCTAGGACAGATGACTATGAAAAAGCTTACCTAACAAAAGACGAACGTAAGAGAATGCTCGAATCCAACCCTATATGTAGAGGTTATGACGATAATCTTAATGCAGAAGGTGGGTGGGGTGTAATTAGACCCAAATAATACCAAACCTCTTAGACATGAACTTCTCAACACCCTGAAACGTAGGAAAACTCCAGAGGTACCAACGGGACCAAAAACCAGCCCCGTCGATACCACTTATCTTCCAATTCTCTTTGTCGCTTCGATCGACATTTAACATTTTTGCTTGGATCTTCTTAGGATCTCGTTCTTCTATGGTTTGTCTGGGTACATGACCCCCATGGCGCAACACATAGGAACGCATACGTGAAGGATTCTTGTGTTTGGTGTAATCGGAATATCCGCTGGCACCAAAGTCAACAGTCCTGCCGTCTTCTAAGACAGCCCTGAACTTCTTCTTACGATCAGGGCTTTTGATAATCTTGACGCGCATACTTGTAATAGGCTAATATAATTTACTTGCACGACTGGCACGAGTACTTCTCGACACGCTTTTCGAGGCTCTGGCGGAGGCGGTTGCTCCGGAACTGGTACCTCTCGGGCTTGCGAATGAGAGACCGCTCGGGGCCACGCTTTACGAGGTACAGATGATCATATATGTGAAGGAGGGCTACGGCGAGGGCGAGGGTACCCACGACCGCACCGTTCATCTTACGAGCAGACCAAGCGTAGGCGATGATCACAGCGACAAGAATCACCTGTACGAGAGTAACCTTGGGCATGACAAACCGCTTTTCGACAGTCTTTACGAGTTCACTGGGCTTGGGGGCGGCGTACATGGAACGTTTACCGTAAACTGGCATTTTTATTATCTACCGAGAAAATAATGTGGCCTCTCATCCTGATACCAGTGGGTCTGGTACTTCACGACTATCTGAAGGCACCCATAGATCGCCTGTACTTTAACAACCCAAGGCGCATCCTGATGGGTATGCAAAATGCCATGATCGACATACTCAGTATCATGTCCACACCCGAACCACCCGGACTTTGGCTCATCAAGGCACACTACGAGAAGATACGTGACGAATTTCGGAGAGTCTCACCCACTCTGAAGAGACATCTCTTCCATGAGGCTGACGCATGGTTCGACAAGAATGATGGGTACTACTTCTACAGGGTTGAGGATTTCCCAGTACTAAAAAGTCTCATCGACCAGATTACCTCAATACACAAAGAGACTGCTATGTTTGCTGTAGCGGAGGGACCCATGGTCATTCCACCACATCGTGCTGAATCAAATTGGCTTCTACGCTATCATCTTACTATAGAGAGTGGGGGTGATTGCACACTCTATACCATAAAGGGGGCGCATGAGCATCGTGAAGGTGAAGACTTCCTCTTCGACCACGCGAAGTATCACGAGGTTGTGAAGAGGGGTCAAGGGAGAAGGGTTGTTCTCATTTTGGATGTCTACAGGTGTTTCTGACAGACTGCGACGTACATGTCACTCCCACCGATGAGCTCGAGCTTGGTGTCCTCAACGATTCTCTTTGTGAATGGACCAGGCTTACCGTTGCCACAGCGCATACACAGGGCTGACAGCTTGGTGACTTCACTCGCCAAGGGAATACAATCGAGAATCTGACCCCACTTCCTCTGAAACGCATCGGCATCGAGACCCGCAATGATGACTTCCTTGCCCGCATCCAGACAGTACCGAACAAAGTGATGGAGATCGGGAAAAAATTGCACTTCATCGACAGCGATGATCTCAGCATCTTCAAAAGCTTGTGTGTCAATAAGTTTGATAAGTTCGAACATTTTGTGGCAATCAAACTTGACATTATCGTGGGTCTTCAGAACTTCATCGGGGGAACGTGTATCCTTGGCAGAATTGACAACCATGATCCGTTTTCCCAAAACTTTGAGTCGCTTCAGTCTCCGAATAAGTTCCGAAGTTTTCCCCGAAAACATATTCCCCATGATAATTGAGAGACCCATCCTGACTTATTAAAATAATGTTGTATTTTTTATATGGGTGATTTTATTCGAGCAACTTTCGAGGGGTACACGGGTTACTATAATCCTAACTCAGGGCGCGTGAAATTGGGCAATCGCCTATTTCCCGATATAAAGACGGCGGTAAAATATCTCGGCAAAAGGTAAGATGTCTCTGAGCGATGCTCAGATTACCAAGAAGGTTGGGGATCTGCGTAAAAAGGAGGGTAAAATCTACGCACCCCTCAAATATTTCAGGGGACTCACCACCCTCAAGGAGGTCGAGACCCGCTACAAGAAGATGCTCAAGCGAGACTACAAAGATTTCAAGACGGACAAGGGACAGAAGACAAAGACCTCTTCCTACACGCAAAAGTTTAGAAAGATGTATCCGGGAGCCAAATCTCTCCCTGAAATTGCTAAGGCTACTGGTGTGCCTT